CGATATAGAGCTGTCTTTTCCTTTTCTTTCCGGAACTCCGCACAAATTGGAAGATTTACAACAATTCCCCTTTCTGGATAATATTTTAGCTCCTGCCCTGTGGCTTTCATTCTTTCAATATCATAGACTAGCCCTAACTCTGAAATGATTTCGCTGTCCAGATTTACGGCGTTGGAGCACATGATACATTTTACGGGTTTTTTTCCAAACATTTCTCTATTGCGATTGATTGATTCGTACATGTTAAAAAATATGTCTGCTTCTCCCTTAATCTTTCTCTGTGATGGTTTTCTGATGAACTCATCATATAAAATCATTTCACACTCTGGAAGGGAGATTCCACGGGCATTTTCAAATGTTGAAATTGCTGCCCCTACCCCAATCATGTTTTCTTGCGAATCCCTATAGATGTATGAATCAGATTTTGTTGATTTAAAATGAATGTCCCATCCAAAATCCTTATTTACATCCTTAAATGGATTAAACTTTTCTCCCGCACAACGTTCAATCTCGTCCTGCATTCGTCTGAAATATGCCAGAAATTTATTTTCTTCCACACAATAGCGTAGTGTCGAATATGTTTTTCCAGGACCTCTGGAAGATATGACGATGTAAAATGTTGCATCATCATATCTTTCAAGAAGTTTCCTGATATCATAGAAGATATTAGCTTTCAATTTCTCCGCCTTCATAGATTATGGCTTTCAGGGACGCTTTCATAAATCCCTGCTGATTATTCTTGGACGGGTACTCCTTCACACGAATTGAAAATGCTTCTACGTTCTTTCCGCTTTCTGCCTCGCAGTCGCTTACCAGTTCACAGATTGCGTCAATGTCCTGTGCCAACGTATCGCTAGAAGTGTAGTACATCTCCCCGTCCTCTGTTACCAGAAAATGGTTGATATAGTCTTTATCGCCACGTAAAATCGCATCATTGTGAACTTCACAAGTGATATAATTTTTTACCATTTCAATGTCCAGTACTCCGCCGTTTGCTTTCAACATTTCATTAATTCCCATTGCGCCCGACGTGTCACGCACGTTGAATCTTTCGATTGTTGACATCGGCCGGAAATTTTTTACTACATCGCTCTTGTACATTACGCTTCCTCCTTTACGATTTCAGAATTAGCAATCCAACTTTCCAGTGACATTGCTCGCAGAACTTTGATTTCTCCTACATATATTGCTCCTGTGTTTTTTATCCATTCCAGAGCATCGCCCATTGTTGCGCAATCCTGTACTACGTCTCCGGGAAGCATTACCCGGTACATTACATCTGTTCTTGTTACTCTCTTTGACATTTCTTGTCCTCCTTAGATTTAATTTTCTTCCTTTTGGAAGTAGTGGCATCGGCTGGACTTGCACCAGCCCGTGTCATCTATGCCGATATTTCAATTCCTGTTACATATCCATTCTCAATTATCAATCCTGCGTCATCATCTTTTTGGTATAGCCTAAACTTTTCTACGAAACCCTGTAGTTCACTTACAGAATATTTTTCATTAAGATTTTTAAATGCTGAATCGTCTAATCCGTATTTCTTCATGTCATTCCTCCTATCTTACATATCCAACCAATTCCATTCATGCATGGATATATAACAGGCTCTGAATAAAAAATCATATTCATTCATATCTATTGCATCTAGCATAAATGCCATCTTAAGCATCCCGAAAAACTCAAACATTTTAGCATGGCTGTTATGGCTCACAGCTTCCAAAAAACAATCATTAATCATCGCATTCATTTTCTTATCTCCTTTATTTTCTGTTTTGTAATAATTACTTATTACATTATTAATATAACACGTATTATATATTTTGTCAAGCATTTTCTTTAATATTTTTTAAAATTTCTTTGTACTCTCCCGTTATTCCCAAAATATAGGTAGTAGGAATCAGGGCTAGATTAGACGCAGTTGTAAATCTACATCCATCAATTTCTATCTGGCGTATTTCATCGTCGTTATAATAGGCCGTCATATTTCCCGACGGGTCAAAAATCATGCCTAATTTAAAATCATCTACGTGTCCTAGCTCGTTCATTTTCTTTGCCCCTAACTTTTTAGATAGTCCGGCTACAGTCACTTTTATTTTTCCATCTTCCAAATAGCAATACTTCTTTGCGCCCATGGTTTTATATTCGTCATAATGCGCATCGTGTTCCCACGTTCCCATGTAGACCACTTTATTTCCTTTTTTTACCATCGGGGCAATCGGAGAATTTTCTATTTCTTCTATAATAATGTGATTTAGATTTTCGTAAAAATCAGAATGACCATTAAATACTTTGTTACTGTCCGTATCTGAATATATTACGTCACGGTCTAGTGGCTCTCTGCCCCTATGTAGATTATACCTTGCGTGTGCCGTCACCCAGACCCCCCATTGATAGGCCAGAAATCTATTTCTTGATTTATTATATTTTTCCAGTTTTTCTTCAATTTCTACTTCTTCCTCGCCCCATTCTCCATTATATGTTATTTCATCTTGCAATACATCGGTAACCATCATTCCATAGCTTCCATTTACCCGGTTTTTAGATTTCATATATTCATATTCTTTGTCAACTAGCCCTTTCAACATTGTTTTTTCTGTAAATAATTGTAATAATGTTTTCCTTATAGGTTCTGGCAGATAGTCATATTTTGATATATATAGGCGACTACAATATAATGCATCAAAGTTATACACTTCCCTTATTATTTTTAGGTCGATATCTGTACATGTCATTTCAAGCGATTCTGCACATAAAATTCTTCCGTTATCATTTACTGATTTCTTCACATTCTGACATTTAGAAAATGATATATACGGCATCCCGGTTTTTCCTATGTAATGTGGATTATCAATTTTTATGTGCATTAATAGCGCATAATCTTTTTTACTTTCCCATTCCAGAAGGTTTGTGGGGTTTACCTGTTCAAATGTTTTCATAGGATATTTTCCCGTCATCATTGCATATGGATAACTTGACGATATATCCCAGCTGTCTATATTTTCTAATAATTCGTTGACCCAGTATGCGTTTGCGTGCGTATCGCCGCCCCTAAATGCTTCTTTAAGAAGTCGATATGTTTCGCATGAAACATTTATGGAGTGTACTATTTTCATTGCTTTTTTATCTGCTTTCATTGCTTCCATATATTGGCGGCGAACATATCCCGTTGACGTTAGTGGTAATGTTATTATGCTGTCCTCCTGCAATCTGGATTCGATACATTCATATAATCCCCTAACATCATTATAGCAATAACTTTCTTCTATTTCTGTCATTTCCGTTTTTGGCGTGCGGATTTTTTGATAATCGTATACCCCAATGTTTTTACAATGTATGACACCTTTTTCATTTTCACAAAATTTTTCCAATGACATGTTGGATAAAATATAACTACACCTGAATTCGATTCCTTCATAACATTGTGCTTTTATCGGTTTTCGCTTTTTACGGGCGAATACTGATTCCCACGTCAAAAAACGACGCATGAATTGAAATTCGAATGCTAGATTGTGCACGAAACATAAAATAATATGGTCGCTATCTATGCCAATATATTGTAGACGTTCTATAAAATAACTAAATTCTTCCCATGTTCTGCCAAATACCACTTTATTATCAATGCAAAACTGAAAGTGATACATCCATGCGACGGGGTCTATTATATTTCCGTCTATGTCACGGTTATATTGTGTAGTTGTCTCAATGTCGAATGTCATAAATACATTCATTGCATAATACTTTACATATTTCTTTTTATTTATCTTTTTCCATTCTATATGAATTGATTCTATCGGAAAATCTTCAACGTTCCAAACAGGCTCTTTGCATTTTCCAAGTGTACTTGATACGTTTATATAACGCATTTTTTTACCGCCTATTCAATGTATTCCTCTATCAATTTAAATGCGTCGTCGATATATAGTTTATTATTTCTGCTATATTCTTCTTCTGCTTTTTTAATGGCATCTAAAACTGACGCATCATCGGCGTTCGCCCATTGACTAGCAGACTGTATTACTTCATCAGAATCTAATTCTGCATAGTCGCTAATTAGGTCACTTTGTAAAATCTGGAAAAATAATTCCCTGTTTTTTATATCGTAACCACGTTTAACTAGTGATTTAATTATTTTATTCTCCCTTGATACCAAGCCCGAATAGGTGCTTGTTTTTGCACGCAAGTAATTATTCAAGCTTAATGCCTGTTCTTCCAGCTGGTCTATGGAAAGTTTGTCTAGACGACTTCCAAAACGTTTTCTTCCCATTCCCCGCAATTTTTCTTGTGCTATTCCATAGACATATCCTCTATTTGATTTTCTGCGCTTTTCAATTCCTCGCATGCGGTCGTTGGCTCTGCGGCTGTTTTCTTTGATGTATTTCTCAAGCCGTGCACGGTTTCCTGAATCTGCAATCTGGCGTATACGTCTATTACTCAACATATGGAAGTTTTCCTCCTACTTCAAAAATATCTGGTATTAAACCCTCTCTCATTGCTTTCAATATTGCCACTTTAATTCCTATCATCGTTATTGGTAATTCGTATTTATAACATAAATCATTTATGCATTCAACACTTTCTTCTGGATATTCTACCCAGCTATTTCCATCTAAAAAGCAATCGCACCATACATAGCCCGATTCTATATCCATCATTATTTTAGCAATATGACCACGACTTCTCATTATCCAGTCATTTCTTTCTCCTACAGCTTTCTTTATTCCTTTTACTTTCATTTCTCATCCTTTTGTTTTTCTTCTTTGTTAGAATTAAATTATACATATATATTATGTACTGAATATTAACAAAATATGAATAATTTATGAACATTCTTTCCAACATTTCCCAGTTTCATGTCCGTCCCCAGGAGACAATATCCCGCTTGTATGTCTCCCACGGGCGGACACATTTATGCCCTGTGTGTCCGTGTACGGCGGACAAATGGGGCTTTTTGTCCGTGTGGG